ACTTGGGGTGATTTGGATAAATATTCAAAACAAACCAGAAAATAATTTGGTAGTTACAATAATAATTCGTATATTGGTACAATATGGATAAATTCGGAAACAAATTTGGTACATCATTTCAGCTAAAGATTATATCTTGCTTATTAACAGATAGAATATTCTTACAACAAGTATATGATATCCTTAAACCTGAGATGTTTGATTCGGATGCTAACGAATGGTTAGTAACCAAAACAATGTCTCACTTTGATTCTTACTCATCTTTACCTACATTAGATGTATTTAAAAATGAAGTAGATAAGGTTGAAAGGGATGTTCTTAAACAATCGATTGTAGACAATCTAAAGCAAGTTTGGAACTTCTTAGAATCTGAGGATTTGAGTTATGTAAAAGAACAAACTTTAGAGTTCTGTAAGAATCAAACATTTAAGAACGCAATATTAGAATCCGTTGATTTATTAAGTGATGGTAAATTCGATATAATTAAATCGAAGATTGATAACGCTATGAAAGCGGGACAAGATACTGATATCGGACATGAGTACAAAGAAAACATTATTGAAAGATATGAATCAACTGTTAGGGATGTAGTTCCTTGTGGTTGGCCTGTTATCGATGAATTGGTAGATGGTGGATTTGGTAAAGGTGAATTAATAATATTTGCAGCACCACCGGGTATTGGTAAATCTTGGGCATTGGTGAATGTTGGTATGGCAGCTGCTAAAGCTGGTAAGACTGTAGTTCATTATACATTAGAACTTAACGAAGGATATGTAGGACAGAGATACGATTCAGTATTAACTGGAATACCCGTACCTAAACTTAAATTTGAAATAGATGAAGTACGAAATCAAGTAGAGAAGTTAAGTGGTGATATTGTTGTGAAACATTGGCCCACTAAATCTGCAGGATTGAATACTATGAGAGCATCATTGGATAAACTTAAATTGCAAGGTAAAACTCCTGATTTGATTATCGTAGATTACGCTGATTTGTTAAAAGGTAATAGTAGAAAAGAACGACACGAAGAGTTAGAAGAGATTGTTGAAGGATTAAGAGGTATTGCAGGTGAATACGAAGTTCCATTATTTACAGCATCTCAGATAAATCGTAGTGGGGCAGAGCAAGATGTTATTACTGGTACTTCTATAGCTGGTTCATTCTCAAAACTGATGACTGCAGATTTTGTAGTATCATTAAGTAGGAAGATTGAGGATAAATTAGCAGGTACAGGTAGATGGCACGTAATAAAAAATAGATTTGGACCTGATGGGATGACTTTACCTTCAAAAGCTAATATGAGTACAGGTAGGATTGATATCTATTCGGATGATTCCATTGATGGTAAAAAAACACAAGGTGATATGAACAAAGGGGAGAGTTTAGTAAGAAAGAATTTGTTACAAAAATATAATGAAATGAACAAAGATATTGATTTTTAATCCATACTTATAATCACCGAAAAGAACTTAAATACAAAAATAATAGAAAAAAACAATGGCAAAAATATTCACAGAACGTATTCCATTCAAACCATTTGAATATCCAGAATACTACACAGATGGTTGGTTAAAGCAAGCCCAAGCATTTTGGTTACATACCGAAATACCAATGCAAGGGGATTTAAAGGATTGGAATGAAAATCTTAATAAATCAGAAAAACATTTAGTAGGTAATATCCTTTTAGGATTCGCTCAAACTGAATGTGCTGTATCTGATTATTGGACTACTATGGTTACAAAGTGGTTTCCAAAGCATGAAATTAAACAAATGGCTATGATGTTTGGTTCACAAGAAACCATTCACGCAACGGCTTACTCATATCTAAACGAATCATTAGGTTTAGAAGATTTTGAGGCTTTCCTACACGAACCTGCAATTGCAGAAAAATTTGAATTCCTAACCGCTACTTCGGCAGATTGGACACATGAGGATTTACAAACAAATCCTATTGCGAGAAAAGAAGTAGCCCGTTCATTAGCGATATTCTCAGCATTTGCAGAAGGTGTATCTTTATATAGTAGTTTTGCAGTTCTGTATTCTTTTCAGATGAGAAATCTTCTGAAAGGAATCGGACAGCAAATGAAGTGGAGTGTAAGAGATGAATCACTTCACTCTAAAATGGGATGTCAATTATTTAGACATATGTGTGATGAATATCCTGAATTGTTTGATGAAGTAAAAGATGATGTTCATCAGGCAGCAAAGTATATGATTGAGATGGAACATAAGTTCATTGATATGATATTTGAGCAGGGTGATTTAGAAAACCTAAAAGCAGATAATCTAAAAGAATTTATATCTAAAAGAGGTAATGAGAAATTAAAAGAATTAGGTTACGAACCTACATTTAAGTTTAATGATGAAAAAGCTTCTGAATTGGACTGGTTCTATCACCTAACTGGTGGTACAACACATACTGATTTCTTCGCAGTAAGGCCTACAGATTACTCTAAGGCAAATGAAGGTGAAGATTTCAACGATATTTGGTAAAATAATAATAAAAAAAATAAGTTATGAGTTTTGATGAATTAATTACAAACGTAATTGGGTGGGCAGATGATAAAGGTATCTTAGTAAAAGATAACGCACCCAAACAAATGTTAAAAGTTTTGGAAGAAGTGGGAGAAACCGCTGGAGCATTACTTAAAGACGATAAAGATGAGATAGTAGATGGAATCGGAGATTCATTCGTTACATTAATTATACTATCAATGCAGTTAGGATTACATCCTTCAGAATGTTTAGAGGCTGCATGGGATGAGATAAAAGATAGAAAAGGTAAAACTAAAAACGGAGTGTTTATAAAAGAATGAAAAATTACGGCGCCGAATTAGATTGGGAAATAGACGTAGATTTTCCATCTTGGGCAAATACAGAAATCTACGTTAAGACAATATCAAAGGGATACTTACTTGAAGGTGAAAAACCTAAAGATGCATATTGGAGAGTAGCAACAACAGCCGCTCGAAGATTGGGTAAACCTCAAATGGCAACTAAATTTTTCGATTATATTTGGAAGGGTTGGTTAAACTTAGCAACTCCTGTTTTATCAAACACTGGTACTGATAGAGGATTACCTATCAGTTGTTTCGGAATCGATGTAGCTGATTCAATTCAAGATATCGGTACTAAGAATTTAGAGATGATGTTACTCGCTAAGCATGGTGGTGGAGTAGGTGTTGGATTGAATATGATTCGACCAGCAGGTTCTAATATTACACAAAACGGAACATCCGATGGTGTTGTTCCATTCGCTAAAATTTATGATTCTACAATCCTTGCTACCAATCAAGGTAGTGTACGAAGAGGGGCAGCATCTGTTAACCTTAATATTGAGCACGAAGATTTTGATGAGTGGATTGAAATCAGAGAACCTAAAGGTGATGTAAACAGACAATGTTTGAATTTACATCAATGTGTGGTTGTTGGTGATAAGTTTATGAGAAGATTAGAAGAAGGTGATTCAGAAGCTCGTAGAAAATGGGGTAAGGTACTTCAAAAGAGAAAAGCGACTGGTGAACCATATGTAATGTTCAAAGGTAATATCAACAAAGCAAATCCACCAATGTATAAGGATAACGGATTGAAAGTTCATATGACTAACATATGTTCTGAGATTACATTACATACAGATGAATCACATTCATTCGTTTGTTGTTTATCTTCACTTAATCTATCTAAATATGATGAGTGGAAACATACAGATTTAGTTTATACGGCAACTTGGTTCTTAGATGGTATCCTATCAGAGTTCTTACAAAGAGCTAAGAATATGAGAGGATTCGAAAACGCAGTACGTTCAGCAGAAAAAGGTAGAGCATTAGGATTAGGTGTATTGGGATGGCATACATATCTACAACAAAAAGGTATTCCGTTTGATTCACTACCAGCTCAATTTGAAACTCGTAGAATCTTTTCACAATTAAAGATTGAATCAGAAAGAGCAAGTAGAGAGATGGCCTCAGAATTAGGTGAACCATTATGGTGTAAAGATAGTGGATTCAGAAACACTCACCTAAGAGCAGTTGCACCAACTGTATCCAACTCTAAGTTAGCAGGTAATGTTTCACCGGGTATTGAACCTTGGGCAGCAAACGTATTTACAGAACAAACTTCAAAAGGAACGTTCATTAGAAAAAATAGAGAATTAGAAAAAGCACTTAGAAAAGCAGGTATCAATAACAAAGATACTTGGGATAAAATATTAGCCGATGGTGGTTCTATTCAAGATATCAAAGAATTAGATAACTGGGTATATTGTGATGGGAAACTAACCGAAGTAAATGGTAAGGTTGATACTACTAAGTGTGATAAAGTAAAAGATGTATTCAAAACATTCAAAGAGATTAATCAATTAGAATTGGTTAGACAGGCTGGAGTTAGACAACAATACATCGACCAAGGAGTTTCGTTGAACTTAGCATTTCCATCAGAGGCAACTCCGAAGTGGATGAATTCAGTTCATTTGGAAGCTTGGAAGCAGGGTGTAAAAACATTATATTACACTCGAACCGAATCTGTACTTAGAGGTGATATCGCAGCACAGGCGATGGACCCAGATTGTATAAGTTGTGATGGATAATATTAAATAAATTGTAGAATGATTAAAAAGAAGGAAAAAGATGAAGTATTTGTATTTCTCAGCCCAATGGTGTGGTCCGTGTAAGA